AGTACATCAACATAATGTGCTAATGATTCTCCTGAATTTTCGTAATAGTCTATTAGGTGTACCTCTTGTCCAACTCTTTGTGCAAACCAAATAGCTGTACTATCTCCGATCCCCAAATCCCACCAGGTTTCCACACCTACATTTTCATCTACAGGCACGTAGCCGATTCTTCCATCCTTATCAGCTTTAGTTATCAGTCGACCATAATAACTTCCTGACACTGCTGCAGTAAAAGAACATTCAAACTCTTGGTCATACTGCTCAGGCGTCATGATTTCACGTGCCTGCTCCAGTTCCTCCTCTGGAATGACTTTGGTATCAGAAGCTCGATATAGTTTCCCATACCAATCTTTATGACCTCTTTGAGCATAGTCAAATACTTCCCAGAATTGATTATGCCCCATAGGTGTTCCGATAAATAATACCCATCCTAATTTATCAGACACTGCTGGTCTTACAATTTCAGTCCAAACTCGAGGCGACATGATAGCATATTCGTCTAAGACGACTGCATCAAATCCCATTCCTCTAATTGAATCTGGATTGTCTGCACCAAATATTTGAATTCTTGATCCGTTAAAAAGATCTACTCTTAATTCAGTTTCATTCCTACTTCCACCATATAACATTAGTGGGTTTGTATAAAATTTTAAATATTCCCAAGCAATAGATTTACCTTGTCTATATGTGGGAGCTATGAATGCACATAAAGCTCTAGGTTTGTCTGCTGCTGTTTTAATTAATTCGTTTATTGAAAGTACACTTTTTCCAAATCGTCTGTGGCAAACTAAGACACTAAATCTTTTTCTGTTGTTATGTACTTCTTTTTGATACTCTCGAGGTTTATAAGGAACCTCTATTATCTTAACTTTCTTCTTTTTGCCATTGGACTTTGATTTGGACTGGTTCATCTATTCCTACTCTTGAAGTTGTACTAGCTAACCTTGGATGAACAAAAGGTGCTGCTTTTTCTGCTGCGTACATTTTACGTTCAGGTGCACTAGCAGGATTGTTTAACACAGATAACAAATAATCTAAAGGAGAATGTTGATATTTATCTGCCATTTCTTCCATAGATTTCCAAAGTTTTTTAGTCTTAGCTCCTAAAGGTCTACCAGCTCCTGGTCTTTTACCACCATGATTTGGTTCCTCTTTAGATTTACTAACTTCGTTCTCGTATGTTTTATCTTCTTCAATCATTAGATTATCTTTCTGCCTTTTTTATTATAATTTCTAAATTTAGAAAAAGAATAGCCTTTATCAGCTCGTCTATAAGCACTTGCAATAGGTTTTCCTGCAAACATTAATGCTGCAGATGCAATAGGATGTCTCCATGCCCATTTAGCTGCACCCCAAGCCATTCTAGGTAATGATTTTCCTAAAAATCTTTGTTCTTTACTAGCTTTTCTAAATATATCCCCTTTTGGAATCTTAGATTTTTTAGTATTTTTATATATTACTAAATCTTTAGCCATTAATATCTAACCTTTTTTCCTTTTTTCTTAGCGTATTTTTTTGCTGCAGTTTTACCTTTTTTAGTATAACTAAACTTTTTTTTTCCTACTTTTGGCATTTTCATCCTTTCCAAATAACCCTTTTAAACCATAATAACCTGCTACTCCAACTGCAGCTCCTGCTGCTATTGCAGTAAATCTACGAAATGATTTATCAAAAGACATTTTTGGTTGTCTTTTTTTGATTTCATTTCTATATCTTTTGTGTGCTGGTACTTTCATTATGATTTTTTGTTATCGTCATCGTTTAATATCCATGCACCTAATGCACCAATACCAGCTACTTTACCAGCTTGAATGCCAAATTGTGTTTTTGGATATCTTTTAGCAAAGTGTCCTATAGCTTGACCTTTTAATGCGTGTCCATAACCATATGCTTTACCAAAAGGTGCTTTTTTTCCACCTCTAGCACCCATTGCTATGCCAGCTCTCATTGCTTTAATATTGTAAGCTGCACCAATAGCTGTTTTTTTCGCCCACATTCCACCACGTAGACTTTTTCGCTTTTTGATGCCACCCATGCCAATTTTTGATCCAGCTTTTCTTAGCGTTCTTCTAAACTTAGAAGCACTTGCTAATGTTTTAACTAAGCTCATGCTCATACTTATCCTTTTTTGTTGTTGTTATTATTTCCAGACATCATAGACATAATGGCTACTGCACCAGCTCCTGTTGCTGCGTAAGGTGCTACATTTAATGCTGTATTGATTCTTTTAATTCTTCTCTTTGTAGATTCAGGTTTTCTCCAAGCGTAATCGGCAATTTTATAACCACGACTTTTTCCTAAGCCTTTTCTTTTGCCTAGAAATTTGTCTACTCTTTTTTGTCCAATAATTTTGCTAATTCTACTTTCTAATTGAGACAGTTCTTTCATAGCTTTAAATTTATTTATCATCTTAATAGCCCTTGTCTAGCAGCATCCTGTACTGTTGGCATTGGCATTTGAGTTCCAGCTCGTTTGCCCATACCTGCCATTTGAGGACTCATTTGCTGCTGTCTTAATAAACCCTCTTGTTGTTTTTTTGCCATCTCTGGCATTAACTTAGCTTTTAATATTAGTTGAAGCTCCTGTTGTTCTTCAGGATTCAATATTATTAACTTATCTGCTAATTTTTCTAAACTTTTAGTTCTCATATTATTTCCATGAAGCTGATAATTCTTTTGTTACTTTTACAACGTCACGCATTTCTCCAGTTTTTTTATTTTTTAATGTAAATCTAGCAGCCATATATGGAACTGGTGCTGATTTTGGGGAATTAATTGTAGTTAATCCTGGAAATTTTTTATATGTTGATTGTAAATTTTTATAACTTGATGATGGTTTAAAATCTTTAAAATGTTTTCTTAAAGCTTTTTGTTTAGCTTTATCAGGTTTACCATGAGTAAACACCCCCATTACTCCACCTTTGGGATGTTCCCAATTATATGCCCATCTTTTATCTCTTAATTGTGTCAACATTATCCAAAATACCTTTGTTTTTTATATTTCATTATTTTTTCTGTTTTAAGAAATTCAGGATCTTTAAAATTTTTACTTAAATCGAATGCAGCTTTTTTGCTCGCTGCACGTTCTTTTTTGAGCCATTTTAAGCTCATGCCTTTTATAGCGTGTGGTGCTCCTAATATAAACTTTCTCATCTTCCTTGTCCTCTGTATTGTTTAAAGCTACGTTTTTCGTCTTTGTTAAGTCTTTTCTTATGCCTGCCTATCTGTGGTTTTGATCGTTCTCTGTAAGTATTTAGACCATATTTAGGCTTTGTTGCCATTAGTCGTCATCGCCAAATAATTTATTACCTAGAATAACAGTACCTATTCCTGCTCCATAAGATGCTTCTTTAGGATTTCTTTTCATATATTTTCCAGTACCTCTAGAAAACTTATGAGCTTTCTGTCTAGTACCATATAGTCCTTTTGCTATGGTTGTATGACCTTTTTTGGCAGCATAGTCTGCTGCTGCTCCTGTCATCTTACCTATCTTTCTTTTTCCCTTATATAACGTTTTCAATATAGAAATCGCTACTGGAAAAGCCTTTGTTGGTATCATAATGTGTCCTTTCTTATTACTTATACGTACATAACCCCCCTAAACAAGAGTAATCGAAGATCGATTATCTTGATAGGGTGAAATTAAAACCCTACCTAATTTAGTGATGTCAAAGGATCAGCTCGCTTTGCTCGCTGTCTTTATCTTTGTTGTTGTTGCTGTGTCTTTATTGCTAAAGGCTTTGAGGTCGCTGTTGTGATTTACTAGGTTGCATCACAAGAGCTCCAATGTCACAGCTCCAACTACCACTCCCCCTCCATGTGTCAATAAAATCATACACTTCGTGTACCCCTCGCTTCGCTTAGTTGATTATATTGCCATCATGTCGGTGTCGTTATCATGTCAATCGCAAGCGATTGGCTTTATCTCTTATATGTTAATTAGAGAATGATAATAGTTATCGAATACTTCGTAAGCGATAACCATTATCGTGGTTGTGTATTAGTAATCAGTTACTTGTGGCTAAATCACTTGATAATTGATTGCTGATACATTGATAAACTATTGATATTAGTAGCTAACTTGATTGCTGATGTATCAATAGACACACTAAATAGTGCTAATTCTACGTCAATCGATAGAATAGCACAGGGAGGTATATATGTTAAACTATAATCAAGAAATACTCTTGGATAGTGATACTCATAGATATGGTAGTTATTATGCTAATGTCTATGATGATCCTATTCCCACGAAATCTACTCTTAAAGAAAGAGATAAAGAAATGGACAGATATATTAGAAGAAGTCCAATTATCACTATAACCAGTGATAGTAATAATTGTCAGAAAGGAGAATAATATGGCAACTAAAACGATGTTTAAAGAACGTAGTCCAGAAGAAAGAGCTAA